GGATCTTGCGCTGATCCGTCGCGTCCGCGCCCGCCTTTTCGACCTGCTTAAATTGGGCTCGATCGTTGAGGATGTCGCGAAACTCGCCATCGTCCGACAGATCGATGATCGGCCCGGAGCCCTCTTCGTAGAGATCGAAGACGACTTTGCGGTCGCGGCCGAAATCGGGATCGTAAAAGTCGTTTTCCGCAATTCGGCGCCAGAACTCCGCAGTGAGATCCTCGATCTTATGGATAAGGTGCGGCTTGAGCGGGATGTCGATGTAGGCGATCTCGATGCCGCCGTCGCCGAGCTTCATCGCCGCCACGCCCGCCCAGCTCGCGCCAGTCAGATAGGCCTCTATGGAAGCTTGGACGGCGATCCACGTAGGCACGGCAATCTGGTTATGCTCATCGTGCCAGTGGCGTTTGAAGGCGAACGCGCCCACGGTCTTGATCTGGATCACTCCATGGCCGTAGGGCTGGTCCGGCCGGGTCGCGATGGCGTCGGGCGTGCATCCGATCCGCGTCGAATCATCCCAAAAATAGTGGTCGCTTCTGTCGATCTTCCAGTCGGGATAATCCTCGCGCAGAATATCGATGACGACCGGTTCAAAGAGCCGTCCGCGCCGCAGTGTGGGGTTGTCCGCTTCGCCGCCAAGCTTCCCGCTCTTCAGAGCAAAGAGTTTGTAGGGGGTGAGGAACGGGTGGATGTCGGGTCCGAAGAGAGCTGCCGCCTCACTCGCGTTAATGTTAAGCGCCCTACGGTTCCGCCATTCCTCGCGGCTTGTGACTCGCCAGGAATGGATCACAGCCTATTCCTCCTCTGGTTCGCGCGCTGCTCTTTGGCTGTGGCCCAGCGGCAGTTCATTCGTCGCTCACTTTTGCGCGGGTTTTGGGATTGACGAGATATCGTCGGACCATCGCCTTGTGGCCGATCTCGGCGTCCTCCCAGCTGCTGTAGCGCTCACAATCGAGCGATGTCGGGTAATAGACCCGCTCGCCATAAGCCCCCTCGAACCATTTGCCTTCCTCGATAAAGGCCATGGACTCGAACACGAGCGGCGGCCCGCCGCCCATGTGCCGGTGATCGAGGCCCAAGAAAACGGTGCTCACGTACTTGGTCTTGTTGCCGGTGAAGGCGACTTGACGATGCCCAACATCGTTGAGCCACTCGCCCCATTGGGTGAGCGAATAGCAGGGGATCGGCGTGCGCCCCTCTTCGCCGCCGAGGATGTACTGGCCCAGCCATGGCATGTCTGGAAAGTCATCCAGCATGCGCGGTTTGCGTCGGCCCATCGTTCAGACTCCAGAATCTGCCATCTCGGACGATCTTCCCCTGTTTTTGCCATTGCGAGATCAGGCTGTTCAGCGAGCTTTCGGAGAGCCCGCCCGCCGCAAGGGCCGTCCTTAGATCGCCCCAGCGTTTCGGTCCCGTCCGCAGCGCAGCCTCGACTACCTCTTGGCGCTTGCCAGGAACCGCAGCCCTACGCTTCGGCGTGGCGACCTTCTTGTAGAGGTTCTCGTCGATCATCTTGCGGGTGTGCGCGTAGCCTGACTCTTGCGGCGTTGGCTGAGACGCAGGCCAGAGCTTCAGCTCCGGATCGTAATCGAGCTTGCCGCCAAAGGCGGCTGCGACGACATCAGGCAGGCGGGTGGCGCTGACCAAAAATTGAACGCGATATTTCATGTTCGACTCCCTGCGGGGGCGGCCCACATAAAGGCCGCCCCCGACCTCCCACGGACCGCTCAGCTCATTGGCGCGCGCCTAAGCGGCCACTTCGCTGCCGTTCCCGACGACCAGCGCATCGAATCGGCCGAACGAGCTGAACGATGGGCACGCCTATCTTGCCGGTTGCACCAACTGCAAGTCAATCGAATTTGCATTCGGCGCAAGAACGCCTATCTTTCGCCGCCATGCGACTGAGCGTGTATCTCGCCAAGAATCAGCTGAACCCCGAGCAGTTCGCTGCGCGGGTAGGGGTCCACCCTACGACTATCTACCGGCTGCTATCCGGCGCGACGATTCCTAAGCGGCAAAATCTGAAGAAAATCTTGGCTGCGACCGAGGGCGAGGTCGACATTAGCGATCTGATGTTCGCGGTCTCCCAGGTCGGCAAGGAGGCAGTATGACCGATCGACCGAATGGGCCAACTCAAGAGGAAACCGAGGAAGTCGTCCAGGCGATCGAAGGCTATATGGCCGATCTCCTGTCGGAGAAAGCGCTCTACATGTCGCGCTGCAAACCCCTCCATGAGGCCATCAAGGACACGATCGAAGACGCCGTCAAAACCAAGGGTTTCGACAAGAAGGCGTTGAAGGTGGGCGTGAAGCAGCGCGAATACCTAAGAAAAATGGAGAAATTGGAGAACGAGCTGGACGAGGTCACGCAGACCGCGCTCGATCGCCTCCAGAGCCAACTCGGAACGTTCTCTGATTCGCCGCTCGGCAGGGCCGCCATGGACGCGGCGAAAGCTGGCACGGCGCGGCGCCCGCGCAAGAGGCGCGACCCCATCGATGAGCTGGTGCGCGAGGAAGACCAGCCGCCGGAAGACGCCGCCGCCGCCGAATAACCGGGGCGGCCATGACCAAGATCCTGGCGATCGACTGCGCGACGCAATGCGGCCTCGCTTCCGGCGAGCCGGGAGAAACTCCACGACTCGAAACCGTTCACTTTGGGGATAACGGGGACAACCATTTGCAGGTTGGCGCCCAGTGCTTGAAGTGGATCGCCTTTCGGCTGTCTGATGACCGTCCGGACGAGATCTGGATGGAGGAGCCGTTGGCGTTCAGTGGGAAGGAAGGCGAAACGAGCGCCGCGTCCCGCGTGCGGCTTAACGGCCTTTACATGATCATCGGCGCGGCGGCGCGCCTCAAGGGCGTGCCTGTGCATCCCGTCAAGATCACGACCGCCCGCAAGGGGTTTCTGGGCCATGGCGGGCTCAAGCGCGCTGTGGCGAAGAAGCGCTCTCGCGCGATGTGCCGGTTGCTCGGCTGGACCCCTCAGAACGACGACGAAGCGGACGCCGGCTGCATATTCTGGTTCGCCGGCCTCGCCCACGGCAAGCCCACGCCGATCTCCAAGCTCATGCAGAAGCAGATCGTCGAGGTTGTCCCGTTCCGGCGGCGGGTAGCCGCATGACCGAGACGGAAGACTGGCACGCTCTGAATAAGCGCTATGTCGCGTTCATGATGACCGATCTGGGCAAGCTCTATCGCGCTTACGACAAGGCTCTGATCGACTATTGGCGGCATGAGCGAGACGACAACATCTCGCACAATATGCGCAAGGAATTGGAGGAGTGCTGTCGGGAGGCGACTAACGCCTTTGTCGCTCAGCTGATGGAGCTGGCGAATGTCTGACACGAGCATCATCGATCGCAAGGCCGACGAGGCGGCCAAGGACGTCAAGCGCGAGCGCATGCTTGAGTTCATCCGCGATACGCTCATCGAGCGCGCCTACGGGCTGCGCACCGGGTTCGAGGCCAACAGCTTCCTGTACTGTCAGAGCCCGGAGGGCAAAGAGCACCTCAAGAGGCTGATCGCCATGGAGGCGGCGGCCGACGTTTTCACGCATCTCGTTGGCCAATGGCAGAGCGCCGACGAGAAGCACCCACGCCCCGATTGGCTGAAGACGATCGCCCGACAGGCGATGGCGACCTTCATCGAAGCGTTCCAGTGACACTGCCAAAGGAGGTTTGGGAGCGCGGGCCGACGCTCACGCGAAAGCAGAGTGAATTCTATCAGCCGCGCAAATCGCGCGAGGCCACCCAGGTCTACGACCGCAGGGCGGTGCAGGAATATCTCAGCGGCAAAATCGACCGCGAGGAGATGCTGAGACGAATAAGAAGAAGCTGAAATTAGCGCCCAATTCGGAAGGCGGACCGAGCCAATGGCGCGTGCAAGTAGGGCAGAATGGGAGAACTGGATCGCGCTCGCCCGAACGCGGGACATCCATGATGTCGCGGTCGAATATGGCGCCCACCTAAAGCGCGATGGCCATGAGTGGATCGGCCCCTGCCCCATCTGCGGCGGGCGAGACCGCTTCGCGGTCAACCAGCAGAAGCGCATCTTCAATTGCCGAGGCTCGGGCGAGGGCACGTATGGCGCCGGCGATTCCATCAACTTGGTCATGCACGTCGTCGGCTGCGATTTCATCGAGGCGGTCGAGCGCATCACCGGCACGCCGCGCCCGGACCGGACCCGTGACGAGAACGCGGACGAGCGCAAGAAGCGAGAGCTACGGCACCGCGCGCTGGCGACCGAATACGCCAAGCGCGAGGCGGACGAGCGGGCCGCCATGGAGCGCAAGGCGGCGCGGGACGAGGCGTCGATCGCCGACATCATCAAGCGCGCTAAGCCGCTCGACGGGACAACCCACGCTGACCACTACATGCGCGTTGCGCGCCACCTGAATCCGCCGCGTTGGCTTATCGGCGATCTGCGTTTCGTCGCAACCTTAGACTATTGGGGAGCGGGCGATAACGGCAGTAACGAGCCTGTCCTTCTCGCCAGCGTACCGGCTCTGATCGCGATCATCCGCGACCAGCTCGGCGACGTCATCGGCATCTCGCAGACCTTTCTTGATCCCAACGAGCCCACAAAGTGGAAGCCAACCGGGAGCCCGCGAAACAGCCCGAAGAAAATTCGCGGGCGTAAACAAGGGGGCATGATCAGGCTGGGTCGCCCAGCTGAAACGATCGCGATAGCGGAGGGCTGGGAAAATGCTCTGGCGTGGCATGCGCTTGGGTTGGGGCCGCAGGAGGTCATGCTGGCCGCCGCCGTCGATCTCGGCAACCTAGCAGGCCGCGCGACCGGGCAGATCGCTCACAAAACGCTGGTCGATCCAGAAGGGCGACCTAGGCGAATGCCGAACGGTCTGCCGGACCCTAAGAGCCCCGGTGTGATCCTGCCAGATGGGATCAAAAACGTAATCATCATCGCGGATTCTGACTCCGAAAGCTACGCCACGGCGGCCCTTCTCGCGGTAGCGGTGCGGCGCTTCCAGGCGCAGGAACTCAACGTCGAGATCAGCTGGCCGCCGACAGGCAAGGATTATAACCAACTTTTGCTGGAGGAGAGTCGATGACGCCACTTGCACCAACTGCAAATTTGGCTAGCCTATGACCATCTACCCCGCCGTTCTGGAGCACCCAGTCGGGATCGAATCCGGTGCCGATTTCCTCAAGCGAATCGCCTTCATCTTCGACCAGCCGGTGAGGAGCAAATTTGGAGCACTTTACTTGGACGAATTGGACAACCCCGGACCCGAACACAACTGGCTCGTACAGGGCTGGTTGGCGGCCAACGAGGTGAGCGTCGTCGCCGGCGCCTCGCGCTCGGGCAAGAGTTTTCTCGCCCTGGAGACTGGGCTGTGCGTCGCCGAAGCGCGCCCGTTATTCGGGTTGAAAGTGAAGCATGGCGCCGTGGTCTATCAAGCGGGCGAGGGCGCGATAGGCGTCAAAAAGCGCTTGCGTGCTTGGCGCCAGCATCATGGCCGGGTCTGGACCCGAGAGACCCCGTTCGTCTTGTTGCAGCGGCCGATCGATATCTATCACTCCACCGAAGAGGTCGATTCGCTGATCAGCGAGATCCTGGCGCACGCGAAAGTGTTCGAGGACCCGCTCCGGCTCGTCGTCATCGACACCTTAGCGACAGCAACCCCCGGAGCCGATGAAAATTCCGGCCGGGACATGTCGACGGTTCTCGGGAACGTCGCCAGGATCTGCGACAAGTGCCAGTGCCACGTCATGCTCGTGCATCACTTGAACGCGGCCGGGGGCAAACTGAGGGGCCACACAAGCGTCTACGCAAATGTTGGTCAGGTGATGCTGGTCGAGCGTGACGAAGACACCGGAATCAGGACGGTCAAGCTCGACAAGCAAAAAGACGACATTGATGGCAAGGAAATGAAATTCGAGTTGATGCAAGTTGTGATCGGCGTGGACGAGGACGGCGAGAAGATCACGTCCTGCATTTGCCTCCCCGTTGGCGAGAAGGACGCCGTCCGGCGCGAGGAAGAATTAAAGGGCTTCCGCCTCAATAAGACCCAAGAGGTCTTCATGCAGGCGTTCTTCGACGTCGAGCGCCGATACGGCCAGCCAGTCCCGCGCGAGGTTTCCTTGCCCGTCTACGTGCGTTCGCTGGCCCCATGGGAAGACGTCAAACGGGTGTATGGCGACATGAGCCCGTCCGACGCCCTCACGCCAGATCAACAGACGACGGCCGAGGCGGAGATCGCGGACAAGCGCTGGCGCGAGACGATGAAAAAACGAATCCAAAGGATGCGCGAGGATTTGGAAGCGCTCGGCATCCTGGGCGTCGTGCGCCACGAGGGGCGGACGTTTGTCTACTGGACCGGCAAGCCGCTCCGCGCGTTTCCCGAGACACAACCCCGCCCCAGGACCGAGAGCGAAGATTCGGAGCCTGTGGCTGACGTGGAATTTTGAGCATGCGCAAACGTGACCGCAAGATTCCGGTGGCCGATAGCGTCCAATGGATGGGGTTATGCCCATGCGGGTGCGGCGCGTACAACGCTATACTCCTCGATGAGCACGAGAAGGAGATCGGCATATTCGGCTGGGATCGCGAGGGCTGGATCGCCTTCCTAGCGGGCGTGATGCGGCAAATTGACGGGGAGGAGTCGAGTGAAGGGCCTGTATGCGAACACCACACTGCACACTGAGTCGGCGTGTCTGAACTGTGGCAAGGGGCTCGATGCTTCCTCGGTGCATAGCATAGAGCAGCCTAGTCGCGGCCCTGGCGATGGCGACATCACGATCTGCATCTATTGCCGTCACGTCATGGCGTACCGCGCAGATCTCTCCCTGCGGCCTCTAACTGACGCGGAGATCGTCGATGTCGCTGGAGATCTGCGCTTGGTTTCGATGATCGATCTTGTTGGCGCCTACCAGAAGGACAAAGAACTTGCGGCCCGACGTCGAGAAGGTCGTCCACTCGCTGGCGACCAAGAAGCTAGCCGACAAGTACATAGGCAGGCACGGCGAGCCGCCATCGCTTTTCTCACGGCAGCTCGCCGCGAGGCAGCAAGACCTAAACGATGACGACCGCAAACACCTCAAATGGTGCCTGGGCGCAATTGAGCGCGGCATTGCAAGGGGGAAGATCGAACAATTTAAGGATGCGCAGGCCGCGCTCGACTTCATCACCGCGCTGCTTGAGCGCGACTACAACCTGTACCCAGAAAGGCAATTACATGGTGATCGATGAATTGATTGACCTGACCAAGCTGTTCGCCAAGACGCTGCGCGCGCCGATCAGCGCCCATGTCGAAAAGCACGGTCTCGCCATTGTCGGAAACGATCTCCTGATTGCTCACGATCCGCACACCGGCCGGATCGTCGTCACGTTTGAGGTCGAGCAAGCGTTGCCGGTCAGGCAGGCGGCCGAATGACCATTGGGCCAGGAAAATACGACGACCTCGTCACCCCAATACAAGCCTCGACGCAAGCGCGCGGCGTGATCTTGATCGTGGTCGGCGGCAATCGAGGCGAGGGCTTCTCCTGCCAAGCCACGCTGGAGGTGACCTTGGCCTTGCCAGCGATGTTGAGAAGCATCGCGGATCAAATGGAGGCAGATATCCCGATTGTGAAAGGTGAAGCACAATGAATGACACCGCGCCCCCTACCCATCCCTTCCCGCGCTCGATCGAGGCGTTCGAGGAGATCCTGAAGCGCGCGCAGGATGCGCAGATCTCAGCCTTCGCCGTCATCACCGTCGATCCTAACGGGATTGTGGGGTGGCGTTGGCATTTCGGCAACCGGCCCCAAACGGATCTCATCGGGGGCATCGAGTGCATGAAATGGACGATCGTCACCAAAGCCATGCAGCCGATCGAGCAACCTCCAATTCCGGACCCGCCGACTGATGTCCGACAGTGAGCTGAAGGCGTCGATCGCGGCGGTGCTCGCGGCGGCCGACGAGATCGAGGCCTACCTCGTGGATCTAAGGAGTCGAGATGGGGATCGGGAAAATACTACTGGGCGGCTTCCCCGTGATGAAGCGCCAGTGCGAAACGTGCATTTACAGCAAGGCGTGGCAAGAGCTGGGCGGGACGCCGATCGCGGTCCTAGAAGATCAGGTCCGCGAAAAACATAAGGGCGCGACCGGCTTCAAGGGATCTCGGATCTGCCACTCGCAGGAAAAGGGCGGTAAGGCCACCTGTCGCGGTTTCTGGAACCGGCACAAGGATGAGTTTGCGGCGGGCCAGATCGCGCAGCGGTTCGACTGCGTCGAGTTTGTGGAGCCGACAAAATGATTTCGCTCCGGCGTCCCGGTGAGACACGCAACCTCGGGATGGGTCCCCAGGAGAAGGGATCGGCTGAACCGTTCCTTCCACGCCCTCGTCGGCGTTGGGACTTTGCAATTGGCTCAACGAAAGCACGGGCGGAACGGGGGAGGGCTAATGGCTCTCCCCTTGTCGCCTCGCCAGTTCAGCCTCGCACTCCGCCTTGTCCCGGCTGGCAAAGATCACGCCCAGGCCTTCGATGACCGCCCAGGCCTTGCCGAACGGCGCGACCTGCATCGGCCGGCTGGCCGCCGGGTTAGGCCCCGGCGGCAGCCGCGCTTCCGATTTCTTCGCGCGTTTTGAGGCGGCCATGGGCAAGCGCTCCACGTTCGAGAGGGTTGAGAGAGATCTCTACAATACGCCTGCGGAGGCCGTCAGGCCGCTCCTGGGCTGGCTCCATCGGGGAACGCCCTTCATAGAGCCTTGCTACGGCGAAGGGGCGCTGGCGCGCTCCCTAATGGCCGCAGGGCACCGGCTGATGGCACGCCACGATCTGCCGACCGACGCGCGCGAGCATGACTACGGCGTGCTCCCCGGCGAGATCTTCATCACAAATCCCCCAGCATGGGGCCGGCCGAAAGATCTGCATCCCTTGATCGAGAACCTCTCGGATCAGGCGCCGACGTGGCTCCTGATGTCGAGCGACTGGCTGTTCAACCAGTCCTCCGGCGCGATCATCGCCAAGCGGCTGCGCCGGATTGTCGCCGTCGGCCGCGTGCGGTGGATTCCCAATTCGCCCCATGTCGGTAAGGACAATTGTGCGTGGCTGCTATTTTATCGCTACGGTCGCCGCGCAACCTTTATCGGCCGCGCCAATGGACAATCTCGCCAACGGACTCTCGTGTCGTGAGCGCGAATGTCTCCTATGGATCGCTCGCGGCAAAACGTACCACGAGACGGCGACGATCACTGGCATCGCCTACGGGACGGTCAAAACCTATCTCGACAAAGCGCGCCACAAGCTCAATTGCGCCACCCTGCCACAAGCGACCGCCCTCGCGGTCGCGCGGGGCATCCTCACGTCGATTGATCTGGAAGGGCGCTAGAGGCTTCTCGGCTCTATTCATCCCGAGAGCCTCCTGTCGTCGTCGGGCCACAGAGGGCCGTGCGGCAGGCTCCAGCGACCGTCGCGCGTGAGCACCTTGCGGATCTTGTACGGCAGAGCCTCGATTTGGTCCTCGTCGAGGGTGGCGAGGCCGCGATTCACCGCCTCGCGTAGCATCTCATACTCGTTATCAGTGAGACGCAGACGCCAACCGCGCCTCATCCGGCTAACTTGCATCACTGTTTCGACTCCTCGTCTAAGTTCAGTATGACCACACTCCCATCCCGAAACCTGATTCGCCCGTCCCCGAACCATGACCGCAGAAGGATGCCGGCGGTCATACGCTTGGTGCCGTTATTCCCGTCGGCGGGGACGAAATCATCCGGGCAGTCGAGCGAGCGCATCAGCGCGACGAACTTCTCAAACGAGAACTCGCCGTCCTCGCCCCGCGACCGCTCGGTCAGGAAACGGTCGTAGGCGTCGCCGCTGTGCTTAGGATACTGGCGGCGCCGAATCCGGCTCATCGGACACCTCCCCGGCGTGGCAGATCACCTTGGTGATGCGCGCGCCTTCATGTTCGCTGACCCATGGGAAGTCAGCGCTCCGCGCCATGTCGAGGGCTTTCGCTTGCGCCTCGACGAGGCCCTCTGCCATGACCTCGATCGTCGCCTCTTGGCGCGGGTATCGTTGCAGCTCGACCGTGAAGCGCTGCTTCATGACGGCCTCCGCAACAGGAAGCCCAACAGCACTGCGGCGGCGCGATAATGGAACGCCTGGACCTTCTGCCACTCCGCCGCGTAATCGGGCATGCCCCGGCGCAGCGCGTCGACGGACTCAGCGTGAGCAAACGCCGCTGCGCCTTGATGCAGGGCGGCGCCGTGCTTCAGCTCCTCGTCGGTTAGAAAGGTCCATGTTTGAAAGGGCTGTGCGCTCAATTCGCCCTCCGTTTGTTGTCGAGAAGATTGTCGAAAACGCCGGTGAATCGGTCCTCGACCGCCGAGAGGGCGCGCAGCTCGGTGCATGTTCCATCGGCCGCGCGCACCGTCTGCAAGGTCTGGTAGCGATGCTCTCCGGCCTTGTTGGCGGCCATGGCGACGACGCACTCTTGCCGGTCCGGGCTCTCGCTCGGCGTCGGCCCGGTGTAGTTCTCCTCGGTGATCCCGACGCCCTGGACGCGCAGCATCCAGGCCTCGGTCAGCATGCTGTACGCGGTGCACCGCCTCTCGCGCATGACGTCGCGCATAGTTTCGATCACGAGATGCTTCTCGCGATTGTTCCCCCACGGCGTGGCGTAGACCGTGACGTCGTCCGGCTTGTCCCCCTTCTCGGTGACCAAGAGCCATATGGGCGTCAGCTCGTCCTTGGTGCCGACCATCACCCGGTTAGCTTGGTCCTTGGCCAGTTCCATCATTTTATCCAGTGTCATCGCTTAACCCTCCGAACCGCGCTCGTCCGCGTCCTCGACCGGCCAAAACCATGGCTCCTTGCGCGCGAACATGTTGAAGTGAAGCTTCTGGGTGGGCTCGATCGCCTCGACGATCTCCCGAAACTTGCTGATCAACTCGCGCATTTCGCTCACGCTGAGATATTGCGCGCTCGCGTATGCGGTTTCGCCACGCAATTGCAGCGTCGCGCTTTCCGGGCTCGACTTGTACAGGCGGATCATAGGCGTGCGATCGACCTCGTACCGGCGCGGGTAACGCGCCACTTCGACATGCCTCTTGATATTCAGCTCATCCATTTTCGACTCCTTCCGGGGATTGCCCGCGACCGCGCCCCGAAACGTCGAGGCGCGCGCGCTGGCAATCAGCCTTTGATGATCGCCAGGAGCGCCGCCGGGATCTGGCGGCCATATTTGATCGCCAGCGTGCGGCCATATCGGGCTTGCTTTTGACTCAGCGACAGCTTGCTCGCGAGATCTTTGCCGAATGAACTATCCAGCTTGTTGAAGCCGTAGCCGTCGAGGGCCTGGGCGCCGTCGCACATGCCAGCGATGATCCTCAGAGCCTCGTGGGTGGCCGCGATCTGGTCGCGGGTTAGATCGTCCGGCTCGGCCGCGCCGTTGCCGCCAGCGGGCTTCTCTGGGGCTTTGGGAGCCGAGGGCAATGGCGCGACCAAGGCGGCGAGTGGCTGAAGCGCGGCCCCAGGCTTGTCGAGCGCCGCGTCGGCAATCGCCGCCTTGTCCACGTTCACCTGCGCAATGTGCGCGTCCAGCGAACCGTCAAGCACGACATACTGGATGAGAACCGACTCGCGCTGACCAATGCGGTGGGCCCGATCCTCGGCCTGTTGGTTCCAACCTGGGGTCCAATCTTGCTCGGCGAAGACAACGTGAGTCGCCGCCGTCAATGTGATGCCAACGCCGGCGGCCTTGATCGAACCGACAAACACGCGGCAGCTCGGATCAGTCTGGAAACGATCGATCGCCGCCTGCTTGTCATCGGCGCTGGCGCCGCCCATGAGCTTGACCGCGCCGACATCGGCGAACTCTTTCGTTAGCGCCTCGACGACGTCTCGGTGATGGGCGAAAACGAGAATCTTCCCCTCGCTGCCGTCCAGCGCATCGCGAACGTGCTCGATGACTTGAGGAAGCTTGGCGAGGGCGATCTCATGCCGCAGCGCGGACATTTCCTCGAAAGCGGCCCCAGAGGCGTCCTCCAGGGCGGCTACAGCCGCCTCGAACGCTTTGGGGTCCTCTGAGGCCTTCGACGCGGCGAGGGCTTCCTTGGCCTTTGTGACGCGCTCTGCGAGGGCGTTCTGCCGCTCGATCAGGGCGCGCGCCTTCTTGCTCGGCTCAAGCACGATCACCTGCCGGCGCTTGGCAGGCAGCTCGGTCAGAACTTCGCTCTTCAGCCGGCGGATCATGAACGCAGCGCGGAGCTTGCTGTTCAGCTCGGGGAGGTTCGACGCGCCGTCGATGTCCCAGCCATATTCGGTCTGATGACCGGCACAGTAGCGGACGTGGAAGCCCCGCCAATTGGCGCCCAGCCCCTGCCGGTCGAGCGCGTGAACGATCGTCCACAGTTCTTTCGGGCGGTTTAAGATGGGCGTGCCGGTCAAGAACAGGCGGCGCGCAGCGCGGATCGGCGCGACCTTCCAGGCCTTCGCGTCAGCGTCCCACTTGCCGAATATCGCCTGGGTGCGCTGCGCCTTGCCGTTCTTGACGTAGTGGCACTCGTCGAAGATCGCGAGATCCCAGTCCACCGCCTTGATCTCTGCGTCGAACTTGCGCAGCACGTCATAATTGACGATCACAACGTCAGTCGCCGGCCAGCCGCCGTTGGCGACGCCAATGCTGAGCGGACGCACCAGCCACTTTCGCAGCTCCCGCTCCCAATTGATTTTGAGGCTCGCAGGGCAGACGACCAGAACCTTGCGGATCGACGGCGTGGCATTGATGACGCCCGCAGCCTGGATCGTCTTGCCCAGGCCCATTTCATCGCCGATCAGGGTATTGGTGCGCGCCGCCGCATAAGCGATCCCGGCCCGCTGGTAGGGGAGGTAGTTGAGCCCTAACTTGCGGCAGACGTCGGACAAGGGAAGGTCGATCGCGGCATCGGTCGCGTGCGAGGCGACAATGGAGGCCTCGCGAGCCTGATGCTGCGCCTGCCGCTCGGCGTTGATGCGGGCGACGAGGTCCGCGTTGTCGCCGTCGATCTTGGCCGCGACTTCCGGCTTGTCGGTCCACCAGATTTTGCGATCGGGGTTCCACCGGAACCCGGCCGCCTTCACGATATCCTTGTCCGCGTAGTCGGACCGCGCGATCCAAATGCGGCCCTCTTGCACAACTTTGATTGCCATTGAACTCGACTCCAAAAAAGAAAACCGGGCGGTAGGCGCCGCCCGGTCCTGATATGGCATGCTCTGCAAAAACCGTCAAGATGACGCCAGTTTTTATCTCGCCGCATAAGCCTTGCGGGCGTAACTCAGCGCGCAGCGGAGCGTGCAGAACGGGTCATAGCCGCCCGTCCACGATTCGCCGTCCCACACTTCCCGGTAGGCGTGCAGGGTGGGCGTGTCGGTGTAGAAGCGCGGGTCCGGCTCTTCCCTCTTGCGCGCGAGGCCGCCAGCCCATGAGGTTCGTTTTTGCTGATCGGCCAGGAACTCCGCTTTGAGCCCCAGCCGGCTCGGCTCGCTCGTCTTCCAGACGACGCCGTTGCCGGTATAGCTCGGCATCGGCTCGCCCTCGGGCCAGCGCACGTCCTCCTGATGCGTATGGCGCTGGCCATACTTGGCGCCACAGTGGACGCAAACCGGGCGGCTGGACCTCGCCATGCTGTGAGGCCGGGTCACAGCTCCACCTGATTGCGGACCCAGCTATAGCGCAGGCTCATCGCAGCCCCCTATGGGTTGGCCCATAAGGCAAAGCGCGGCCTAAACAATTGTTCATTTCCTGCGCCATATCGCGGCGCGCATCGGCTGTCCGCAGCTCGGGTTTGTCGTTGCTCTCAAAAAGCTTAGTCATGATGCGACAAAGCCGGATGTAATCGTCGCGATCGAGGAGGTAGTGCTCCGCGTCTCGCGCGCTTTGGTGTTCCATGGGTTCGACTCCTTCTCGGTTTCGATCGATCGATCGTCCGGTCATGCGCGCCGCCTAGACGCGCATGGCCTCACGTTCGCTCAACCCATCGCGGCGAGCTGGAGGGCGTCGCACATATGCTCGAACGCCTTCCACTCGTTGTCATCGCGAGTGATCCGCGATTGCTCGCTTCTGAGGCGGCCCAGCGCGTAGCCAACCTCCTCCGCCGAATAGAGTCCGGCGAGCGCGAGGGCGCGCAACGCCACGCGATACAGTTCAACGGCGTCTTCGCTTGGGGCATCAATCATGGTTCGACTCCTTCAATCGACCGAGGGCGCGTGCCGCCTCTGCTTGTCGTTTCTCTTGAGCGGCGGCGCCCCTAACCTCGTTCCAATGAGCGCGCAGCTCACGATCCAAACAGCCACAAGACTTTGTGTGGCCCCTGCGCAGATTGTTGCTGCGCGCGATCGAGGTCGCGCCGCAGTCGCATGAACAATTCCAAAATGTGTGCTTGCCAGCTCGCGCGGCGAGTCGGACGGCAATGAGCCGCCCGAAACGGATTCCGCTCAGATCGACGATGGCGGGCATTAGGCGGCCTCCAGAGCGGGTTCCTCCTCGTCCGCCTCCTCTGCACTCACCTTGCCGCGTAACCAGTCTACGGCCTTGCTGGCCGCACTGGCGGCGGTCACGATCGCCGTCTCTTTCTGGGACAGGAGCGAAACCCAGTGGTCGATGTAGGCGGCCGGAGCCTCGCCCATGTCGATGCCCCACTCGGCGCAGACGAAAGCCGCCGTTAGCTCGGCGATCAGCTCCTCGGCCGCATATTCGCGGTCCCCAAACTTGCCCTTCAGCTCGCGGCCCAGGCGCGAGGGATGCCCGGTCGCGTGGCCCATCTCATGAAAGAGCGTGCTGTAGAAGGCATGGGCGCCGACAAAGGCCTCAAACGCGGGCATCTGGATGCGATCGAGCGAGGGCGCATACTGGGCGCGCGCGCCTCGGCCTTCCTCGATGCGGATCTCGGTCGCGGCGACGAAGGCGTCGAGATCAGCGTCGCGCCCGTCAGGATTGACCGGGGCATGCTGGCGAGGCTCGCCCAGGCCCATGACCGAATCCGGCAGCCCCTCGCACTGCGCCACGTTGAAAACCGTGTAGCTGCGCAAGAAACCAATGGTCTTTTTCTCGCCAGGATTCTTATCGTCCTTCACGAGCATGCGCTTGACGAAGATCACGGCGACGCCGTGCTCGTGTTTCTTGACGTTGCCGCCTGCCGCCTTGGCCTGCTTGAAGGTCAGCCAGCGCGGCGTGCTGTAGCCCTCGACCTCGGCCACGCCCCAGAGCAACAGGACGTTAGCGCCGCTGTAGAAGCGGCCGGTGACCGCGTTGCGCGGCATGACGCTGCCGTGCGCGCCAACGCGCTCGGACCAGGGCTTGCGCCAGGGCGCAACGCCAGTTTTCAGCTGAGCGAGAATCTTGTCGGTGATCTCGCGGTGCATGTCTCGCATTGGGTTCGACTCCAAAAAGTTAAAGGGCGCGGGTAGGCCTGCGCCCCTCTCAGATAGCGTTAGATGCAAAAACTGTCAAGATGGCGACGATTTTGGATTGCGGGCGCGCCGCTCGGCCTCGGCCCTGGCCGCCGCCTTTTCCTTGGTGCAGTGGCGAATATGCGCCGCCTTCCCCAGCGCATTGTTGGTGATACGATCGCCGCAGATCGGGCAGACGACACGCCGCCAGCGAATTTTGCGGGTCATCAGCGCAGCTCCTTCCGCCGCGAATCCAGCTCGGCGCGGATGGCCTGAAGGTGAAGCTCCAGCACGCTCATCGCCAAACCGCACCGGGTTGAATCGCCGCTCTTGATGGCCTCTTCCGCGCGGCGCGCCTCGCGACGAATCTCGCGGCAGCGCGTAATGATGTTTACGCAGTCCATTTCTCGACTCCTTCAGATTGCTGTGAGTAGGCTCATCAGGCGGCGCCTTACGCCGCGACACAGAGGCCCCAGGACGGGCCTCCGCGTTTCGCCCTGGTTCAGAGTCCCGCTCGCGTTCCTCAGACGTAGACTTTCCCGCTGCCGCCCTCTTCGATGTCGATCGGGTCATATTCGCCCGTGACCGCGCCGAACTCGTCAGGCTGCAACAGATATTCGCGGACATGTTCCCAGCCGCGATCTGCGGTGCGAGGCACGATGCGCAAAAGATGCTCCGGCGGGAACCCAAAGGACTCGTCCTCAAAATCAACGCGCACGCAGTCCGCCGTCTCGCGCTCGCTTCCAGTGACAGTCGCCAACTCGCAAGCGACCAGCCGTCCGTCCCAGTCGGCAATGTCATCGCCCTCAAGGTCCACTCGGTCGCCAATGCGAATATCGGCGGCCTTCACTTCGATCATGCATTCCATGGTCTTCGACTCCAGTTTGGTAGGCTCATCAGTCGGCGCATCACGCCGAGACGCAGGAGGCCCGTGGCAGGCCTCGCGCGTTTCGCCTTGGTCATTTCACCTCATAGAAGATCGCCAGCGTCTGGACGTGGCTTAGAACCCGCCCGTCGCCCATCTCATCGAGGTAGCGGCGACGCTTCCCGTAGAAGCCCATGATCACGTAGAGCCCGCGCTCGTCGCGGTAGAGCTTCAGATGGCGGACCGGCCGCCTGGGATGAGCGGAGAACTTCACCATGACGTGCCGCTCCCATGGTTCCATGGCGTAGCGCAGCTCCGCGACCGCGACGGCGTCTTGCAGCGCGCTCATGCTGCCCTCGCGAGCGGGAACCGCACCGGCAGCGCTTCGCGGGCGAGACGCTCGCGCTTGGCCGCCATGGCCGCCTTGTAGGCCTCGACAATGCCCCCGTGCATGCCGACGCGGTCGAGGGAGAGTTTGCCGGTCGCCCAGGCGGCGCGATCGGCGTTAGCCTGCGCCGCGAACTCAGCGCGGATCTTTGCGCGGTGTTTGGCGTCGTCGACGTGCGCCGTCTTCTGCCCGCTCGGGGCATTAGTCGGCCAAGTGTCGACCGCGACCTTGCGGCCGGGTTTCGCTGGCTTGGTGTAAATTGGCCCCCAGGACTCGGGCTCGACGCGCTTGCCGTTGCGGTAGGGCAAGTCCTCGAACGCGAACGGGCGCTGAGAACGCTCGCGACCGATAGCTGTGGCTCTGGCCAGTTCTTCGCGACGCTCGTCGCTAATCGGCTCGTAGGTGTTCATAGATTCGACTCCAGTGGTTCAGACGGTAGGCTCGTCAGACGGCGCACAACGCCGTGACGCGATCGGCTCCGGCCGGTCGCGTTTCGCCTTCAGTAGCGCCGCAAGCGTTTCGCACGCTGCGAGATAGACGTGTCGCTCGATGGGCCGCTGGACGCGGGCGCCGGAGCCGGAGCGTCCGCGAAGCGGGCAACGCCCACCTTGTTGCCGTTCCAGTCCATCAGCGGGCGCGACCAGGAACCGTCAGCGCGGCAGACATCCATGTCCCCGCGCTCAATGTCGGTCGCGAGGCATCGCAGGATGCGGGCAAGGTCAGCGTTGGGCGACGGCTCGAAAGCGGCGTTGTCGCAATCAATCTCAATGCGCAATTTCATGGGTTCGACTCCAGTTTGGGCGCCGTAGGCGGCGCCTGTCCCTCAAATAGGGGGGTTACGATACGCCGGTCAAGCTATTTTCGTCGTCATCGTGACGATTTTTGTCCCGCAGAGCCGACTCCTTATTACATTGTCCCCAGCCAGTCCCCTTCCCAGGCTCGAGGAACAGCCAGTTTGTCCCGCGCTTGTCCCCAGCTCGGCCATGTCCTCGTTTGTCCCGGTTTGTCCCTCGCAGCTGTCCCTTTTCGGTCCCGGACACTGGCCTTGCACGTTCTGCAAGTCTAGCCCCCTTCTCTGGCCAAATTAGCCTACTACATGAAACTGGTCAAAAAACAGAAAAAGTCGGCAAAGCCGAAAGGGTTCGTTCTGAGAAGTGACTATGTTTACGCTGTACTAGGCCTTTTCCCAGGTTGTCTCGTTTTACGGTGTTTTCCGAAATCTTGGGAGACTGGATGGAACATGCAGGCTCAATCCCCGACGCCGTTGACCGAGGGCATAGATCTGCCGGACCCGCTCACGCGACAAGCCAAACTCATCGCCGACCGATCGCAGCGATCGGCCCGATAGGACCGCAAGCCTTATTGCCTCATCGCGTTCTGGCGTCCTCGTCCAATTGCCCTCGGCGATCCCGTACAGCATGGCTCGACTCCTCACTCCACTTGCAGATCATGCAAATGGACGCCAGGAATGGATCGCGGTCAAGAGCGCTTCAGTGGATCTCGTCGTCGACGTCGAAGTCGCGCTTGGGCGATGGCTCACGGTCGTCGATCGCTTGCCAGTTGCGCTCGGTCTTTTGAGCGCGAATTTTCGCCAGCTCTTTGTCCGTGAGCGTGCCGAACCGATCGACCAGCTCAAGCTTGCCGCCGTTGTACCAAGCCGCGCCTTTGGTCGGATTGATGAGCCGACGCCAGACGTCGCCGTGCTCGGCCTGGAAGCGCAACCGTCGATCGCGGACGAAAGCGCTGTCCGCAATGATCTCCACCGTGTCAGGGATCTCGCCACGCCTTAGATAGGGCCACAGGCGCGCAGCGATGATCCACTCGCGGCAATTGGGCTTGCGGAACGCCTCATGCGCCCAACGCCCGCAGTGGGCTAATTCGCCGCTATCGCGAATCCAGGCCAAATCGCCATAACGCCGCTCGGTCAGTACGCGCGCCGTCAAAGTGCGGTCCGAGCGTTTCGCGGTCGGTCCAGGGCGCCGAATGGAACAGGTGATGAGCACCGCGCGCGTGGCTCGATTGATCACCGCCCAAGGCTCAAACAACGCCAGAACCTCATCAGCGTTCGCCAGGGTTGGACTGTCACGCCTCGCAATTTCAATCATTTGCGCCTCCGCTACCAAAACCTGTCAAGCGAAATCGCCACTCCAAAAACCCCAATCTTATCAAAGCCAAAACCCTAAGCCCTTGACATCCTTCAACTGTCCCTGCTAACCCCTCGCGCGCGAATCCCTAACAAATTACAGCAGCCCACTGGGCCTAGGCGTCGCTAGGCCCCCTGTGGGGATGCGACCGCAAATGATCAACCATAAAAAACCTGCGATCTTAGCGCTTCTAGGGGACGTTAGCGTCCCTATCTCCTCCCTTTCTGCACCTTCTGCAAGCGCTTCTAAGCGCTTCGCGCCTTACGGCGAAGCTTAGAAGCTCTCTCCCCTATCAAGGCAGCGCAGAGCCTCCGCCTTCGTTCCTCTTCACCCGCCGGTTCCCTCCTCCGGAGACGAGAACGAGTGTCGTTTTGTCCTGTCCCTGGCCGGTTCTGCGCCGGTCGAGCGTCGAGCGTTGCGAGCGGGCTCAAACAGGGGTTAAGTGCTTGATGTTGCTGTGTGCCTGTGCGTGTATCTGAAGATTGTGAGACACGCAATAAACGCATACCACTTCCAGGGCGTGCATCGTGCCAAATCAGTGCCAATAGAGGGCCGCAGCGGCGGCAGGAGGGTGGGGGGGGGGGACCGCCCATCTTGAACTTTTAGGCTTGTAGCGTTGAGGTAAAAATATGGTCCTCTCTGGAGGAGTTGAACATGGCGGATGCGGGGAAACCACGAACGCGGCGCAGTCGGGTTTTGACGAGTGAGGCGCTTGCGGAGCGGGAGAAGCAAGCGAAGGAAATGGAGGGATCGATTGAGCAGATGGCGGCGAATGGGCTGACGCCTCAGGAGATCAGTCTGCTGACGGGGTTGAGTGCGGATCGTTTGTATCGGAAGTACAAGGGGCAGATGATGAAGGGCGGGGCGAGGCGGACGAACGAGGTTGCGCAGGCGGCGTATTTGATGGCGACGGGAGGGCCGGAGAAGAACTGGCGTCAGGCGGATGCGTCGATGAACAAATTTTGGTTGGAGCGGCGGGGAGGACCGATTTGGGCGCCGCCGAGGCCGGATCAGGATCATGGGCCGGATTTGACAAGACTGAGTGTGCCGCAATTGATTGAGCTTGAGCGGGCGTTGAGGCCGCTGGCGAGAAATCCGGTTTTGATTGATGCCGAGGTCGAACTTACCGAGTCACGAGAGCGTAGTCGCCGAGTTGATGCGGCGGGAGCTGGGGATCTCATCGATGGAGGCGTCGGCGAGCGTGTCGACGGTTCGGGAGCGGTGCCGGAATAGCCTCGTCAATTTTGTTGAGGAGGCGTGGCCGATCCTTGAGCCGAGGATGCCGTTTGTGAAGGGGCCTCTGGTCGAGGCGATTTGCGAGCATCTTGAGGCGGTTTCAGCGGGGCTGATCACGCGGTTGCTGATCAATGTTCCGCCTGGGAGCGCGAAGAGCCTTTTGGTTTCAGTGCTGTGGCCGGCGTGGGAATGGGGTCCGAGGGGGCTGACCAGCTATCGGTACATCAGCTCGAGTTTTGCGGAGAGCGCGTGCGTTCGGGACGTTCGCAAGATGCGGATGTTGGTGACCAGCGACTGGTATCAGCGTCACTGGCCGCATGTTGAGCTGACGCGCGGTGGGGAGCTGTCGTTTGAAAATTCGATGACGGGGACGCGGGACGGGGTTGCGTTCTCCAGTCTGACTAGCCGGCGCGGTGACAGATTGATTCTGGATGACCCGCACAGTGTGGAGAAGGCGGAGAGCCCGAACGATCGGGAGAAGGCGACGCGGCGGTTTCGGGAGAGCGCGGTGAACCGTCTGAACGATCAGGCGCGCTCGGCGATCGTTGTGGTGATGCAGCGTTTGCACGAGGCGGACATCAGCGGAGTGATCATGGAGTACATGCCCGATTATTGTTTGTTGGTTTTGCCGATGGAGTACGAATCGTCGCGGCATTGCGAAACGAGCATTGGATTTAGCGACTGGCGGCGCAGCGAGGGGGAGCTTTTGTTTCCGGCGCGGTGGGGCCGGCAGGAGGTTGAGAACCTCAAGCGGGACATGGACAAATTTGCGTGGGCTGGCCAGTACCAGCAGCGGCCGGCGCCGCGAGGCGGGGGGCTGTTTCCGTATGGCGGCTGGGAATATTGGCATCGCGGGATTGCGCTGACGTTCGGCAGGAACGAATCGCAATATCCGGACATGGACGTGATCCTGGGCTCGCTGGACCCGGCTTACGGCGAGAAGCAGGAAGCCGATTTTTCGGCCTTCATCGTGCTCGGGCTCTGGACGAACCATCGCGGGGTGCAACAGGCGATGTTGATGGCTTGCTGGCAGAAGCGGCTGGCGTTGAACGATCTGGTCGAGGAGGTGATCAAATCGTGCAGAAAATTGAAGGTCGATCGGCTCTTAATCGAGCTGAAAGCGTCAGGGATCTCGGTCGCGCAGGAGATTTCGCGGCTGACGCGGGACGAGGAATTTGCGGTCCAGCGGATCGATCCGGGTAATATGGACAAGGTTTCGCGCGCGAACGCGCTGTCGCATTTGTGGGGCGAGGAGCAGGCGGATGGCAGTGTGCGCAAGGGCGTCATCTGGTGCCCAGCTCAGACGCAGAGTAACGGGGCGGTTTGGCCTCGGGATTGGGCCGAGCTGTGCATGAGCCAGTGCGCGAGCTTCCCGAAAGGGAAATTCGACGACATCGTTGACGCCTTGTGTCAGGCGCTGAAGTGGTGCCGCGATCGGGGCTTGCTGAAGAAGTCGACCGAGGTCCAGGCGGAGGAATACGCGGAGCTGATGGCGTCGCCGCTTCCCCCGCAGCCGCTGTACCCGATTTGACCTAAACGGCCACGGCGGCTATATTCGCCATTATGACCACAGATGAGGCCGTGACCATTTTGGACAACATTCCGGGGAATGTGGTCGTTCCGGCCGCTAAGGTCGTTCAGATGTTGCGCGCATGGAAAGGCGTCGATGCAAACGAGGTCATCGACGTGCTGGAGCAGTTGAGGCCGTCTGAGGTGCTTGAAGTCGTCGCGTTCGCCGAGCGCAAAATCGCCCGCCGGAATCGGCCGCGCTAGGAGCGTTGGAAGATGACGCGGGCGGAGGCGATCAGGGCGATGGACCGGCGGACGAGGGTCCGAGTCGGTGCGTTCCGCAATCCGGACAGCTGGGGTTATTGCGAGGGAGTGATCACGCACATCTGCCGCTGCGGCGTGGTTGGCGTCGAGGACGATGGCGGGACGACCTATTTCCGGCCGCAGCGGACTGTGCGGGCGGTGGGACCGGCCCCAGCGCCGGAACCGGCCCCTTCAGTCCATCCGTGAGGCGCGTTGGCGGACCGAACCTCCGGACTGTACACCTCCATCCTGGGAGGAAAAAGCGACATGACGCTGATCCGGGTGTTTCCACGCAAGACGAAGGCGACGCCGGACGACGAGCTGGCCTATTTCGGACCCCCTGATTTGTTCGCGCGCGCCGACGAGGTGCATGTTTCGGTGGCGTTCACCTACGACAAGCCGAAGGCGGAATGGCTGGCCGAGCAATGGCGGCATGTTGCGCCGGTCAAGGTCGGCGGCGTCGCTTATGGCGATCGCGGTGATGAGTTTGTTCCTGGCCGCTACATCAAGCCAGGGTACGTCTTCACCAGCCGGGGGTGCCCTCGGCGTTGCTGGTTCTGTTCGGTCTGGAAACGCGACCCGGTTCCGAGGTTGTTGCCGGTCATCGACGGCTGGAACATTCTCGATGACAATCTTCTCGCCTGCCCGCGCGAGCATGTCGAGGCGGTGTTTGCGATGCTGCGGGGGCAGAAGCGGCGGGTGGAGTTCACTGGGGGTCTGGAGGCGCTGGCCTTGGAGGATTATCAGGTCGATCTCTTGGCGGGTCTCACGCCTCGACCGAACATGTTCTTCGCCTACGATCCCGGCGACGAGTTCGAGACGCTGCGCTCGGCGGCGCGGCGGCTTTTGGATGCCGGGTTCACTGCCGAATCGCATCGGATGCGGGTCTATGTGCTGATTGGCTATCCCAAGGATACGATCAGCGCCGCCGT